CATTACTCAGTGCAGTATAATCAGCCGGGATGCTCTCAATGACTTCCTGCCCCTTCGCCTCAATGGCATCCTTTTGCGTGTCGGTATATCCGTCAATTGCTTCTTCTGCCTGTTCGACAGCCTTGTCAAACACATTCATTTCCGTCAGGCTTTCAATGGCGTCAACGCCCCTGAACGGATAAACAAGCAGCAGGATGTCAAACGATGTGATGATCTCATCATTCAGCGCAAGCCGCACCTGCATGTGATTGCTTCCGGTTTCCGCGATGGCCTGCGCGGTCAACTCGACAACGATATGATTCCCAGAAATCGAAGCGGTGTTGTAAACTGCATTTCCTGACGGCTTCTGAATATAGTACGTTGCTGTTGCCTCTTCAGGGATTGTATAATCAGCAATTTCAAACTGGATGTTTCTGCCGGTGTCTCCCTGAATGACAGGAATGACCGGCGGTGTGATCTGTTCGGCGAAATTAATTGTCTGGATCGTGGTAATCATATCAATCTTACCCCCTCAAAGTTGATGGTTACTGCAATGGGTACTTCTATCGGATTAACAACGATATTGGCGGCTTCGCCAGCCTTGGAGTATACAGTGCCGGTGGTAAACAGGATGTTGGATGCGTTCAATACACCAGCCGCTTCAGAGAAACAGAACCCTTTCATGCTGCACTGAGGGCCGCTTGCTGTTTCTATCGCGATGGATGGCGAAGATCCAAAATCCGAAGGCGTCTGATTGTACGCCCCTGTTGCCGTAACAATCCAAAGATAATCCCCATCAGTCGGAAAGTTAACAATTGCCCCTGCTGCATGTCCAGATGCGACCTGTACGGTCACGCTCGGATTTGGATATACCTTTGTACGCTGATGCATCGTATCAATTGCATCTTTAACATACGCAATAGTTGATTGCTCGGCAGGCTGCGTAACAACTGTTGGCGTGATTCCTTCAAGTGATATCTTATATATAGGAAAGTCAACGATCGTGTCACCAGCCAGCACATCCCCATGATTGTATTCCGGCTCTGTTGGTGTTCCCTCGGACGGTATGCCCGTGATCACTGCCCACTCGACATTTTCAACACCTGTCACAGCGTCCTTTGTGTACCTGGCACATACCAGATCAATGCGGTTAAAGCCGACAACGCCATTCTGAATCGTGACAGTGTCAACCGTGCCGGGCAATACACGGAAATGAACGCCTTGCAGCATACCCTCGCCGTCCTGAATCTCAAGCGTTGTCGAATTTACAAGCGTTGCGGCGAACTTCTGCCCAACGTCCAGAATATAACTATCTTCGCCGAAAATGCCCTGATTTCTGCCCTGCTCATCATTCGCCGTTATGTGCGGCGTTCCCTTGTATCCTGTAACTATTCTCATGCGTTACTCCTCGATCTTGTAATCAATGGAAAGCCTTCCAAGTTTCCGTTTTATGATCTTCTGTGCGATCGGCTTCGTTGCCCTGTTGTTCGTGATGTAATCAATGCCGGTGATCGTGTCCCCGATATATAATTCTTTTTCTACATCTTTCACGGATGCTGTGAATGTCTTGGTGCTCAGCAGTGACTTTAACTTGTCCGTTCCCGACTCGATCAGCGTGTCACTCTCTGCCCCTGAGTTTTCAAACACCTGCACGATCTCATCAATGCCGGTGATGCTCTGCGTCTGGCTGATGTTGCCGTTTCGGTCGGCATACAGATGGACAACAAGCCGGTCGGCAAGTTCTCCTTTTCCAAGGCAGATCAAATGATTGACGCCCATCTGATTGTCGTTCGTGGCAAAATCAATCAACGAATCCTGTGAGTATGCTATCTGATTGCCGTAATTAATGGCCGGAACTGCCTGCACTTCAGCATAACCGCCTGTCTGCGTCTGGATGTACTTGATATCAAGTCGAAACCCCACCGTGGAAAGCATTGCAGACAGCCCAGCCTCAACAGTTACATATCTGTTGAATTGGTAAGTGACGTTCACCCCCGTGCTTTTCTCCGATACCACAAAGCCAGGTATCTTGATCAGTGCACGGATGATGTCGTTTAGCTCCCCAGACGCGATATAATATGAAGCACCGGCAGGCGGCTCAATGATCCGGCTGGCAAGATAACCGCGCCACGTGCGGCCCTTCACTTCGATCTTGCCTGTATTGGTTGCCGTCTTGATGCCCTTAATGATGCCGCCGTACTCGGTTCCGGGGATGTATAACCGCTTACCGATGGTTAAATCGCCCTTCCATGTGCCGTAAGAAGCAGCCAAAACAAAATCATTGGTCACGCCCAGATCCAAATCAAGATCCTCTTCAACCACGCGCTCTTCCTGCCCGTAGGCATCCGCTAAAATTAGATCCAAGGCGGTTCACTCCTTTCGGCATATGTTGTAATATCAACATCAAATTCACCCGACCAGATCACGAGGTGAGAACCGGACGGCAGGCGTTCAAAGATCGAATTGCCTTTGTAACGCTGATTGAACAGATTGCCCTCTGCGTTTCCTGCAATCCGCTTAACCGTCTTGTCACGGGACGAAATGACTACTTTCTCACCCGTTCCGATCACGGCATAAACTCCAACGATCATGCCGTCAATGGATACAAGCGGATTGGTCACGGGCCCGTAAATCACCATCTCCCAATCACACGGGGCCACGGCTTCATTTTGGATTGATGCGTAGCCGGAAAGTTTTGCCTGAAAATCATACTCAAAATCATAGTCAAAATCTAAGTATGGATATTCTTTTTCGCCGCCCTGATTACGCAGCCTGTGTGTTGTTGACCGGCTCCAGAAGGGATAAGGGCAGTAAATCGTGATCTCATTCTGAGTAAATGGCTCTTCATAGTAAGTGTTTGACATCGTGATATAACACTCAATGGAATACATGCCGTGCGTAATTCGCCCCGGTGTCATGTTCACAATGTCATGCTCAAAGGCTGAGTGCAGAATGTTCAACCACTGCTTGCGCTCCTCCAGTGAACCGAAAATAGAAAGCAGTGACTCGTAAGCCACTGCCTCCTTGTCGAATCTGTAAACTCTCGCACCATACTGCTGATCAATGACCTGCGGTTTCCAGTTGTATGTATGGTAGTTAGCTGTTCTTGTGCGGATGTGTCCGACCTTCAAATCAAACACCTGCCCATTAGATGACTGGTATTGTAATATCATGCGAACTGCACCCCCATATCTCGCATTACCCTGCCGGTTTCGCGGCTGTCCATGTAAATCCTGATGTTGGCGTTTTCCATGCCTTGCATAGCCGCCGTAGCAACCGCCTGATAAAGCCGTTCTTCATCAAAGCCAATCTTCAAATCACTGTTGGCTGTGGACTGCTGACCATCAGGAAGGGTCAATGTTGTACTTGTCTTGATTGAGTTGTCTATGCCCAACAGTTCGCCCGTCTGCTGATACAGGGCCAACGCCCGTGATCTCTTGGATGCATCCAACGGGATAACCGCCTCAGGCTTGTCACCCTCAGCTAACCATGACAGCGTTTCATTCTCGATGATGCCGCCGTTGGCGTTGTGTGCCGCGCCGGTCACCTTCTGGATGATCTGCCTCACCGTGGCTGTGATTGGATTTCGGTTGAAATAATTCTGTATGTTTTGCCATGCCGATGATATAGCGTCACTTGTTGAGATACTGGCAACCTTTACTGTCGGCTTGACGCCGTCACTGATCGACTTCTCCGCGCCGTTGATTGCTGAGTTGGTCACGCCGACCTTGTCAACCTTCGGGTTGTACTTCGTGCCGTCAATGACCGCCTTGGAGTCTGCCGATGCCTTCGATGCCGCCGCTTTCGCCGTTCCCGGTAAGCCAGAATAACCGGCTTTCAGGTTGGTATCCGTCTGCCGTCCCGCATTGCCTGCTGATGTGACCATCTGTGCAAGCGTACCCGTCACGGTTGCCACGGCATTTTGTGCGCCAGTCTTTAAGGTGGTAAACCCCTTGGTTTTTCCAAGCGCGTCAACGGCTGAGACAACGCCCCTGATCGCCGCGCCGGTCCTTGTTGTGAAATCGCTTGCGATGTATGTTGATGTCTCCGCAAGATCGTCCTTGATGCCGCTGGTTGAACCATACTCGGTCAGGATCTCGTTGAATTTATCTTTATCGTTCTCCATGGCGTCAACAAGCACCTGGGCATAAGCCGCACCGTCAACGCCCATGTCGTTGATAGACTGTACCAACGCCTTGAAGTTCGGATCTGCCGACTTGACTGCTGCTTCTGACAGCTTTTTCATGTTGCTGTTATAGCTGGTCATGCCCTTGATCTGACTCTGAAGGTTGGCAATGATGCTGTCGGCGGTTACTTCCGTGTCCTGCTTCCACTCATCGAACAGCCCGACCTGATTTTCAATGCTTTCACGGGTTGCTGTGTAGAGATCATCCCACGCGGTGATTTCTTCGCCAATCTTTGTAACCGCCGTTGCAATGGTATCCGCAAGCGCGGCGGCTCTCTCCCTGTTGGCTTCAGTGGCCTCCGTGTTGGCTTCAACTGCCGCCGTGTCTGACTCTGTGGCCTCCTCTGTACCGTGCAGGGTATCGCTTAGATTTTCGGCCTCGGTTTCATACATGGAAATAGTTTCCTCGGCCTCATCATAAACGCCTTGCGCCTTTTCCGTTTCGGCGGTCAGTTCTTCCTGCCTGCCCCTCGCAGTTTCCAAATCATTGGAAACATCTGTCATGGCCTTTTCATATTCGTCATATGTCATAACCAGATTGCCGGTTGCGTCAATGATGTTCCCGGCTGAATCCTGTATGGCGTTGTCCAGATCTGCCTTCTGAGCCTCAAGGTCGTTGATCGTCTCAAGGTTCTTTGATTCCTGATCTCTTGCTTTGGTCAGTGCAATGGATGCTTCAGCAAGTTCTTCGTAACCTTTTGACGCCGCTTTGGTGTAGGCTTCAAGCAATGCGATATCGCGCGCGTTCTTAATGTATTTCTTGATTTCGCCAGTTGATTTGCTCAGTTTCCCGGTTGATGCATCAATCTGTACGCCCAAGTCGGGATACATCGCATTTAATTCACCGACAATCGTTCGCATCCGGCCCTGTTCAACAGCCGTCAGGCTTGACTGCTTTTCAAGTTGTGCCAGTTCGTCAACAAGCGCGTTGGCTGTGTCGGCCTGTGCGTTGATATCGTCAATGCTCTTTTGGGACTCTTCCATTGTGTCTTGAAGAGAACCTGTTGCGGTGTCAAGTTCGCCAACAATCGCAGAAGTGTCCGTCACAAGTGTCTGGATGTCCTCATTCAGATGCCCAGCATCCTGATCCATCGTGTTCAGTGCGAAGGCCAGCGCACCCACTGCAAGCGCACCGACTCCAGCCGGTGACGCAAGGGCACTAATCAGGCCCGGCAGTGCTTCAAGATCGCTGATCTTTTGAACCACAGTACCGGCTGTTGATGCAATCTTGCCTAATACAGATATGACAGGGCCAACCCCTGCCGCGAACACTGTAGCATAGGCAACAGTTTCCTGTTGTTCGGTTGTCAGTGAATTAAACCAATTCGCGGCATCACTCGCGTAGTCCCCCAGCTTTTCAATCGCAGGGGCGGCAATCTCTAACAGCGTACCGCCGATTTCTGACCCTGCGGCCTTTACCTTATTCAGGGCAACCTGGAAGTTGTCAGCCGGATCTATAACAGCGTCAAATGTCTTTTCGACTGCACCCATGTATTCAGATGCATCAGCCGAAAGATTTTCAAATGACAGTGATCCCTGTTTGCAAGCCTCATAAATCGCCGGGCCTGCCTTCTTGCCGAACAGCTCAATTGCAGCGTTTAGTTTTTCTTGATCACTTGCAGAAGATGACATGATCGACTGGAACTCGCCAAGGGCCTGCGGCAGGGTCTTGCCCTCTGCGTTGGCGTTTGACAGTGCCTTGGTCAGTCCAGTCATGACCGTTTCTGTGTTCGCGCCGGACATCTCCACAGATCCAAGGAACCCAGCGGCAGAGTAGGCATCAAGGCCCATCTCCTGCATTGCCGCAGCATTCTTAACCATCGACCCCTGAAGGGCATCCATCGACACGCCCGTTTTCTGGCCTGTCTTGGTCATAGCATCCATCAGGGCACCAGCGTCTTTAGTCTCAAGACCGAACGCCGCCATGACCTTCTGAACGCCGTCAATGGACGAATTGACGTCAGTGTCATTGACCTCCGCGAACTTGATGAATTTGGTAGTCAGGCTTTCAAGCTCCGTACCGGTCACGCCAAACTTTGTGTTGACCTCACCGATTGCCGTTCCAGCGTCAGCAAATGATGTTGGAATAGTTGTTGCAACGTTCTTTGCAGACTCCTGAAGCCCGGCAAGCTCCGCGCCGGTTGCGCCGGTTTTCTTCGCGACAATGTCAAGGCCTTCATCAACTTCTTTCCACGCCGCAATGGACGCCGCCGCAAATGCCGTTAACGGTGCTGACACCTTCTTTGTTAAGGTATCGCCAACTGACTGCATCTTTTTACCGACATTCTGCATTCCCTTGCCGACCTGTGACAAGGATTTGGGCACCTTGTCCAGCTCTGACCGCATCTTGTTCAGTTCGGTCTTTGCGTTGGAAACGGCCTGTTTCCACTTCTGCGTTTCTGTGGCGTTGTCCCCGTATTTCTCGGCTGATGCCTTCAGGCCCTTTTCAAGTTCTTCAACCTGTTTTTCCTGATTCTTGATGGCCTTTTCAAGAAGGGCACTCTTTTTGCGGTTCTGTTCCATTGCAGACGTGGAATCATCAAAAGAAGATTCCAACTCGCGCATCTCAGCGGAAAAGGTCTTTTGCTGTGTGATCAGATCATTAATCTGTTTTCTATATTCTTTTTCGCCGTCTATGCCAATTTTTGGCCCGATATTCACAGCCATGCCTTCACCTCAGTGCCATAAATTCATCAAAGTCCATCTTTTTCATTTTGTGTTTCTGTTTAGCGTTGCCCTTGGTTATGGCATCGCAGGCCATCAGATCGAAGAACTCGCCTTGTGTCAGTTCCATGACGTCCTGTGATGCCAGCCCCAATTGCAACCCCATGTAGATATACCAAGACCGATTCCAGTCAATCCTTACTTGTCGGCCTTTTTTTTTGAATCTTCAGCGGTTTCAACCTGCCGCTTGCTGCTTCGCTTTTCCTCCTCTCTTGCCGCTTTTAGGATATCGTCCAGCTCCCACGGCTCAAGTTCACGAAGCTCCGCAACTGTCAGATAGTCACCGCCATTTTTTGCCGAATAAGCACGAGTCATGTACTCAACCTTGACCAGACCGGCAGAGAAAAGTGAAGCTTTTTCATTTCCGGCGCACCAATCGTTATAGTCACACAGCACGCCTACATTCATTTTGAACCCTACTTCTTTTTCTCCTACTCGCATTTAGCCCCTCCTTATCATGCAGAAATGCCAAAAAACGTCTTGATCTTGTCCTCAGCCGCCGCCTCGGTAGTCTCAGCACCGCCCACATACTTCCAGGCGCGCTTTGCATCCTCTGCCCTCTTAATCGTTGCGGTCAGCTCCTGGGACTGCCAATCAATGCTCTCCTCCTGCGTTGCGGCGTCCACATTCGGGAACTGGAACGCACAGCGCGGATACACAACCGGTGTGTAAGTGGTGACGCCGTCTTTCTTGTATCTGACAACAAAGCCAATGCCGACATCCGGCACGGCCTGATCATCATCATATGCCAAGAAACCGTTTTCTCCTGCGGTCGGCAGGCCCATGATTAACTTCTCTGCGTCCTGCTCAAGGCCTTTTACAGTCAGTGACAGTTCGCCAGAAGTAAACACGCCGCTCTCCGTCTCAGAAATCACGTTATCAGCATAAAAGTTGTTGTCATCAGCCTGATCAGCCGACCCGGACACGCTCACGCCCTGGCTGAGAAGCTGCCCGGATGTGTACGTGATGGCCCCAGCGGATGCAGAATAGAGTGCAACATAAGGCTTGGAAAAGCCAGTTACGATTTTGCCAACTCCCATTTTTTTGCTCCTTTCAGAAGGTTACAAGGCCTTCTTTAATTCTTTATCAAATGTTTCTTTCATCTTTGCTTCACACTGCGCCTTGTTGGATCGCACAGCGTTGTCAACGAACGGAATCCGCTGACGAAACGAGGTGCCGGAATTAACAGACCGCGCAATCATTGAATTTGGCTGACCGCCCGGATGGCTTTTCGTTATCTGTGAGTTATACCCGGCAAAACCAAGCTTCACATTCAGATAACCATTTTCATCCTGAAGCGGCGCAATGCCAAAGCCGTCAATCAATCCCTGCTTCTGTTCTTCTGTAATGCCGTTAAGCATCACAGATCTGCCTGCATACCTCTTATCAATCGGCAGCGCCTGAATGTTCTCCTTGACCGCATCTGCTACCAGACCGGCCCCATCATAGATCGCCGCGCCGATGCACTCACGGGATACTTTCTCAAGCTTTTTCAGCTGGCTGACATATTCGTCAAGGCCTGTGAATTTGAGTTTAGCCAATCCACCACCTCCACTGAAAATGAATAAGGTTTGTTTCCTCCTCGTACTGGACAAGCTCAAGGCTCCAACCCACATTCTCGGAGTTTAGTATTTCCTGAATGCTGTCAGCAATCGAGTCAAATTCTTTCAGAGTGAAAAAGTCAACGATTCCCGTCAACTGCTGTTCGCTTTTGTGATTGTTGGCGTTGAGCGGGCTTTCTTCGCCATCCTCTGCCCACACAACAAAAGGCGGTTTTGACGTCCTGCGATAATGCGAAACTTTGCATGGCAACGCAAGGAAGGGCTGATATAGTTCTTTAAGCGTTTGTTGTAAGGACATCATAATAATCCTCCAATCTCGTCAGCCCGGCATCAATCGCGTCCTCATCAACCACATCATTGAACACAGCGCGGTACTGCTTGCCGTCAGGCATCACAGCGAACTTGACCCCGTCAGGAACTTCAGGCAAGTTCCAAATTCTGATAACACGGTCAAACTGCACGTCAGCACCGTCAGCCGACCATCTGCGCGTGATTGATACGGTTCTTTTTGAGAAGTACGGCCTTGCTTTCGGAACAAGCTTTTCAACCGGCATCAGGCCGGTTTCGCTCACATCTTCCAGCGCACACAATAACACCCTGCCTCCGTCACGCATTTGAACCACCCCAATCTGTATATTTGGAGCTCATCAGCAGCTGCGCCTTCTGTTCGTCATATGATGCCTTGAATTTCTGATACTGGTCATTGGACAGATACCCGAAATTCATTTTGCAGTATGTAACCACAGCGCGTGTGATGAGTGGGTCAAATTCAAGCTGTGTTGTGTCCAGCATTTCCGGCTTGATGTCAACGATCCCCAGATCATGAAACCCTGCCATGATCAGCCCTTTGATTTCATCATAGTAATCACAGGATGCAACCCGTAACGCCTGTTTAACCTCATCAATCAGCATGTTTTACCTCATTTTTTCTTCTTGTCTGCCTTCTTTTCGGTGGTCTGCGCCGCCATAACCGCCGCCCCAACAGAAATCAAGAAATTTGCCTCTGCCGGAGAGACACACACAACGTCACCGGCAGAGTGCTTAATTCTCGCATCCTTGATCAGCTTGATTGTCATCATGCCTTGGTTACCTTAACAAGGCGGCCCGGCCTTGTGATGCCATGCGCGGCGTACTGACGGCCCACGATCTTCACAAGATCCTCTTCAGCCAGCGTCATATCATCATATTTCAGGACAATGCCATCGCCTTCCGGGAAATTGTACTGAAGCGCGGACAGATCGCCAACGATGGCATAAGTCTCACCGGATGCAGCTGCACTGTATGCCTTGATAGCAGATGTGTATGCTCTCGGGATTCCTGCGAACGGGTCAATGCTGAAGTTGCCCTGTGCCTGCGCAGCAAGGAAATCAACGTCAGTCAGTCTGTTCATAACCACAACAAGGTTGGAAGCCTGATCCGACAGGTTGGCTGCTGCGGTCGGAATGATTGTTATGGACGGTGCGCCAGATACAACAGGAACGCCGATGGCTTTTGCACCATTGACAGCCGGTGCATTGACGATGTCAGCAATGCCTACTTCGGCGGCCTTCTTGACGATCTGATACGTGATCTCATCGCGGATATAAGCCACGAACTCAGGGCCACCCATGGCAACCACTTCATCAGAGATCTTGATCCACTTCTTGATGTTCTTCGGGATCAGCTCCACGATACCAAGGGTAAGATTTTCTTCTGCCGGATGTTCGGTTCCCTCGGTGTGCTCATGCGCCGGATCTGCCGACAGCTCAAAGGCAACTTTCAGATTGCCACGGATGAACGTCCTGCGGACTCTGGACATGATAGGATCATTTTCCCATGCGGTCTGAATGCCAGCCTCAAGAATGCTAGGAACCGGCACGGTGCCCTCCACATTTTCGGTCAGCAGGGTTCTGCACTCTGCGTCATCGCCCTTGATTACATAATTTTTCCATGCGTTGCAATACTCCGCAGACGCACGGACTTCTTCGTTGGTCTTTACTTCCGGGGCAGCTTCAAATTTCTGCATGACTGTTCCCTCTCCTTTTGCGATGCTTGCGCGGATTTCTGCCTTCCTTGCGGCGTCCGCTTTTCTGGTTTCCAGTTCTTCCTTGATGCTTCTGGCCTCTGCCTCAAGCGCGTCAAGGTCAGCCTCAGGCGCGTCAAGCTCCGTAACGATCGCGGCGCGTCTTTCTTCCAGCTGTTCAATGGTCATTTCTTTCAGATCCATCTTTATACCTCGCTTAAAATTCTGATTTTCTGTTTCTTGCGCTCAATCTCAGCTTTTGCGGATCTGACACTCTCCAGTGATGTCTTTGCACTGTCCAGTGCTTCAGACATGCCCCTCTGCTGAATTGATGTTTGTGTATATGCAGGGAATGTAACAGCCGACACCTCAAACACCTTAGAAATGCTTCTGATGTGTCTTGTCGGGTGATCGCTGTCGATATCATCCCATGCGTCCTTATCTGTCATGAACATGAATGACATCCCGGTAATGTCTCCACGCCCAACGGCAGAATACAGGCTCTTTGCGTCAGCGTTGTTTTCAATGTCCAGATCAACCCTGATCGACATACCGGCACCCGGCACAACTTCCATCTGCATTGTGCTGTTGGTGTTGTTGTTCCGGCTTCGTGCAAGCGGTATCATGTCGGTGTTGTGGTTAACCAAAAAACGGACATCCTTTAGATCGGTGTCCGTCAACGCTCCATCATCTATGATTTCGTCATACCATCCCATGTCCGTTCGTTCGTTGTACACGATCGGCTGACCGGTCAGGAAGTGGCCGTGTTCTTCGTTCTGTTCGGCGCGCACCTCAAATTCAAACGTCCTGATTTCCTTGCTCATTGTTACCCTCCACTTTTTCATCTGCATTCCAGTATTCGCCCCTGATGATGCGAACATCGCCATTCTCAACAGGCGGCAGATTCCATATCTCGCGCACATCATTGATTGACATGATGCCCCGGTCAAGCATCTGACTGCTGACATTCAGTTTGTCAGCATTGGAAAGATACTGAAGCCGGTTAGCGGTTGCCATGATCATGTTGCCCTGCGTCTGTTCTCTCAGCGTGAAAAACATCTTTGTCATGACCTCGGAGAACTGGATTGCAAAGGGCTCAATTGCCCCCTCATAGAATGCTGTCCAGTCATCGCCAAACGCCTTGTTTGTCAGCACGTCCTCATTCACGCCGAAATATTCAAACACATTCGCCCTGATGATCTCCATCTGCTTGTCATCAATGACCCACGGTTTGACCTCGATCTGTTTCAGATCCGTGTATGTGTTCGGGAAAAGCAGCAGACCTCCGCCCTTTGCGTCCTTGCTGAAGTTCTCCTGTGTGAACCGCTGGCGTTCTTTTGCCAGATCCTCCGCTTTCGTGAAGTTATTCACACGGGCCATAAAGCGATAGGATGCCGCCGACTTCACGCCCTCCTCAATGCCCTGATTCTGAATGTGTATCAGTTCCATAGTCGGAAAAAGCGCGTGGTTGTCCTCGCCGAAAAAGTCGTTTTTGTACTGGTATTTGGTCATGATGCCACAGTACGATAATTCAATGGCGGCCTTCTCATTCCATGAAAATTCATAACGCAAATACGGCACATCATTGTAAGACACGATTTCGCACCGATGCGGAACCGGCGTGAAGATGCCGGACGGCTCCCCGTACTCATCATAAACAGGCACGATGAAAGCCGTGTTGTGAATGTCCAAGATCGTTGAAAGCCGATACAGGAACTGACCCCAGGTCTGAAGCTGGTTAGGCCCGTGCTTCATTTTGTTCTGAAGTGCAGGCCGCGCCGACCCGATCATCTGCACATTCAGCTTGCTGATGTGGGTTGCTCTCGCATTGATTGCCGCCCGGATTAATTCGCTCTGGTATACTTCGCCGCCGAACTTGGTAAAGTGCGCCTTGTGCCCGTTGACCATTACGAAGTTGTCCGGGGCTCTGTCCGGCTCTTTTGGGCGATGCTTAAAAAGAAAATCAGTCAGTTTCATTGTTCATTCCTCAACTGTTCCCCGATCTCGGAAAACCATTTTTGCCGCACGGTCATTGCGTCCAGAAGTGCAGCCGTGCCGTCTATGTGATCTGCCGGGCGAAGCTTCACAAGCTTGCCCCTGCCTCTTTCCGTGCTCATCTTGATTGCTGCGTTTAGCAGATGGATCTTCAGCAGATCATTATCACCTATATGTATTTTTTTATCTTCCAGCAGGCCTTGCGTCTCCTGAATGACTGGATACAGGTTTTCGCCCTGAAAGACGTCATCCATGTGAAAGCCATATTGCTCCATATCCTTCACAAGATACTGAGCAGAATATCTGTCATAGCCGACTTGCAGAGGGAAAATCTGATATTTTTCAATCAGATCCACAAACCATTGATAGCAGTCATGATAATCAACGTAGTTGTCACCGGACGGCTGAAGCAATCCGCGCTGGATATAAATGTTGTATGGCACTCCATCGCGCTGTGTGGCTTCGTCTATCTTCTCAGCTGGAAGAAAGAACTTCGCGAACACATATAATTCCTTATCCTTTTCAATGACTACGCAGCAAGCCGTCAGATCTCGTGTCTGTGACAGGTCGATGCCGCCAACACAATAACTGTTTTTGAAATCCTCAATGTTCAACGCATCGCCGGATGCATCCGTTACAAGGTTGGCAGGCAGCCATGCCAATGAACTGTTCTGCTTAATGTTGCAGTATTTGGGCAAAAACTCAGCCTT